AGGTGGTGAGCCTGCCCGAATCTTTATTTACTATTCTGCTCTTTCATAATCTCTCTTGCACATTTCCTACAATAGTATCCTTCATATCCATCAATGCTATATAGGAAACTCATCCAGTATCTGTTCCATATTCCATTATCACTGCATCGCTTGCATGATCCCTGGCCTTCCATCTTACATGGTGTAATTTTCATTACCATTTACCTCCACCACATCCACCACCTCCAAATGGATCAAATTGTTTTTTGGGTGTGCATTTATCCGCATTGTCAGTACTTCTTGGAGAATATGTTACGATTATTTTGTCTATTGAACCATTGCCTTCAAATTTCACACCTGTAATATCACAGTCATGCAGTATATCACCAAGTGTCTTACTCCTCATGTCATTTAACGTCATTGAATCTTACCTCCATTTTAGTTATTCTTTCTTCCATTTCTGTAATATGATTTCTAAATACCTTGCAGTTGCAACATCCTCTGCCATTGTATACACATTCAAATCCAAGAATGTCGCAATAACGCTTATACCTACTGGTGTTATTGATATGAGTTACTATGGCATATATTATTACCATAACCAATAACACCATACTTGCTATGCAGCATATTTGATACCATTCCATCATACAAGATTCTCCTTCACAACTATGGACAGTGGTGTGCACTCATTATATGCCTTATCGTCACGTAACCTGATGAATACTGCATTCCTAAATGACTTGACAGATTCCTGGATGGCTTCAATCTCGAATACCTGCCTGCTCTCGATGAGCTTATCGGCATTATCATATATCATCAGTCTTGTTGCATCATCTAGTCCAGATGAACAATTTCCGCATTCTACCTGCTTGCCATCAATCATCATTGCAAATTTGATTGAACCGAACAGTTTTGCATTCTTGCCTGTGCCTTCGTTCAATCCTGTCATAAATACATCCAGCGTAATCTTCTTCTTTCCCTTAATCCAATTGTTTGCTGGCTTCTTGCCTGGGATATATAATGCATCCTCACGCTTGATTATAATGCCCTCACCACCGGATGTTACGATGCGCCTAAATTCATCGCATGGGTCACCATACAGTACATCTGCAAGTTTCACATATCCATGTGGGTCATTTGGCATAACATATTTCTTGTATACCCACCTAAGTATTGCATGCCTTAACCTGTGTGGCTCATTCACCAAGGATTTACCATGGATTGCCCTGATATCAATCAGTACATAATGTAATGGCCCATTATGACCCTCCTTCTCAAGGAGTAAATTCTGCCTGTACTGTGCCTTGTCAGCATTGCATCCCATAATGTTTGTTACATCATCGCTGATTCCTCCAACTTTGTATAATTCTCCATGTAGGTCAGCACCGCATTCGTCATACACGGTTTTCATAATCTTTGCAAGGTGCGGAATCCTATCAGTCTTCTCGACTGGCATCCCCTTACTGCCTTCTGCCGATGATAAACTCTTACTGAAAAATCTCCCCTGCACATTCAGATATGAGTATCCATCATATTTTTCCTCGACTGAATATGTGTAGGGGTTGATTTGTATCATCCCATAGCAACCATACAATGAACTTATTTTATCCTCACATTCTGCAGTGATTGCGCAGTTCACCTGTGGTGTACCCCCAATCCTCTCACAGTTGATTCTCTCGACTATTTTCCTAAGATTGTCCTGTTTGGTGTGCTCGGCACCCTGTGCAAGGATTAAATTAATACTACTGCTCATAGTTATTCCCTCCTGGTTTATTGTCCCTTTCGACTAATTTTATAGACACCTGCTTGAATTCCTTTGACTTGAAATAATATCTAAGAGTAAGTACAAATCCAGGCACCATAAATTTATTGATCATATAAGTGCATGCCTTGTCACAGATATCATTCCAGAAAGCATGTGTCTTGTTTCCATCTTTATTATGTCCTCTGATATGCTCGAAATTAAATCCTATGTGCCATGATATTTTCATCAATTCCTGCCACATATCCACGTTCTGTACTGGCTTATTGGTAGATGTTTTCCAGCCACTGGTCATCCACCTCTCCAAATATGCCGGGTCTGTATATCCTTTCACAAGATATCCACTGTCGCTCACAACACTGATGTTATTTATGCGATTGCTGTGTGCATATTTCAGACCTTCTATAGCACCCATCATTTCCATCCTGTTATTTGTTGTTCCCTTGATGTATTCACATATTACATCAACATATTCCTTGTTATCCGTCTTCATGAGAAAGGCATATGACCCATCACCTTTTCTATCACCATTATTGTGGCATCCTCCATCTGTATACATTATGATATCGCTATCATTTGTCATTCCTGCTCCTCCAGTTTTTGATACTGTCAATCATCCAATAATCTGGCTCATATCCTTGCCTACAATACATCACCGCAACACTGGCGGAATATCTGCTAAATCCACATACTACATGTAAAAACTCTTCCAGCACTTCTAGGAACATTTCGTCATTCCCATCATCTGCACCGCGCCAGCCAAATGCCCTATCATCTACATACATATGTGCATACACTTTTCTACCATTGTAGTGATATGGGGCAAATTGTATCGATTTATTGATGGCATCATAGTGTACATTGTTTTCATCAAGCCATTCAATCATCGGTGACATATGGTCATACATCTTCTTTTCTTCCTGATTGTACGCTACGTCACGTGAAGTCCATATCACAGTCTTGATGCCAAGTTTATGCATGAAATCCATTACCTCTTTTGCCCACATCCTTAACTTTCCACATTTAGGATATGTATCTTCACCGCCGACATTGATTGTACCATCAAAATCTATTGCGATGATTGGTGCGACTGAATTATCTATGAATCTCATCATCTTTGCCTACCTCTCTTACAACATTTGTTATCTTTTTAATACTTGCTATCATACTTCCTTTGAATATCTGTAGTATCATCTTTATTCTCGGCTCTTCCCATGGTGGTTTACTATTCATATATCCTCCTAAATATGACTCACCTCCGGGATTGGCCGGAGGTGGTCTTGATTGTTATAACTGATTTACCGTGATTTCGCAGTATGGACGGTTCTTATACGTACCGACACCCTTTATTTTTGCATCAAACTCCTCATACTCGTCCATCAGCGGAGCCATAATGGCAGCATATTCCTTGCCGATATACCCAATCTGCTTACCATCTGCCATCACCTTGATTGCATTGATATCAAACTTGTTGTCACTCTCCCTTTCAAGCTTGATTTCAACATCACCTGAATCCATGCCTGCATCAATTTTGTCAATAATTTCTCTGATGATTTCTGACCTCTTACTGCCATCATCGTTTGAGAATGTCACACCGACTACCTTCAAGTCTACGTTCTTAATCATTTCTGTTCCTCCTATTTGTGATTTTATTTTATATCAGCCTATACGGCGATATTTCTTGATTTTAGTTCTGCTTCCATAGATATTATATAATCATATAATACCTCATCTGTTATACTACCATCTATTTTCCTCCTAAGCATCGCTATTGTATTCTTTATGTGCTGTGTGGACATTGATGATATCTCATGTCCATTCCAGTGTGTACATTTTCCATACATAATTATATTCCTCCATTAAAGTAAATTGAGAGCTTCCTCTTTGTAGCCCAGTTTTCCCATCGACTCAACCATATTAATTATGTAATCATTCAGTGCTATTTTCTGCCCAATCTTTATTGAAATGTCATTGTTTCCATTTCTCACGTGCAAGAACACCTCGGTATTTCCTGGGAATTTACTGAACGCATCCTCAAGCCCCATCATTGAGAATATATCGTCATAATTGTTTAACCTTATGTGGCATTCTGGGCAGTCCCTTATACCTTCATTTGACATACTCCTGATATACTCAGCCTGTATTGTGACATTACCCTTGTACTCATTCCTCCTACCCTTAAGTACCACTGGCTCATTGTCTTTGATGTATGGCAAGCATGATTCGTATATGCCTGGAAACATAGTTGCTTCGTATGTCCTGAATGCTGTACCTATGGTAACAAATCCCATCTTCTTACCCTTATTCCTGCCCTCTTTCTTGATTACTGTTTCATGGCACCCTTCAATAAATCCAGCAATGTACATTTCACTTGGTAATAATTCATCTTCTGTGTCCTGGATTGCACCCCATCTGCGTATCTCTGCTTCATACTTGTCTATCGGATGTGCAGATACGTAATATTTCAGTATCTCCTTCTCCCATATTGAATACTGGATTGGGTCATCAACACCCCTTATCACACTGTATGATCCTGCACCATTCTCCCACCTTGATAGTGCTTCATCGGCAGTTGGCGCTGGAGAATTTGAATTTTTCTTTCTCCTTAATTTATTGAGTGCATCACATATCGCTGGCATTGTTGCTACCAATGTTGCCCTGCTATCAAATTGCGTATCGCTACAGTCATTCTGCAGTAATGAATCGAATGCGCCACATTTAGCAAGGTTTGTCATTACCGTCTTATTCAATATCGATGATGGAATGCGCAGCCTAAACTCCTCAACACAACCATATAGCCCATTCTTCATCTTGTCTTCGATGATATATGGTGCTCTCTCGCCCAACTGTTTAATTGCGCTGAATCCGAATCTTATTACCATTTCATTAGTCATTTCGAAGTCAGTAAATGATTCATTAATGTCTGGTGGCAGTAACTCGATTCCATGTTTCAACATATCGGATATTACAACTGTCTGCTGTTTCGGTCTATCATTCAGTGAGTTTAACATTGCACAGTAAAAGCAATCGGGATGGTGGGACTTTAGGTATGCATTCTCATAGCATATATGACCATATTCTACAGTATGCGCTTTATTGAATCCGTACCTTGCGAACTTCTCTATCTCGTCAGCAGCCCTTAATACTATTCTCTTCTTATGCTCCGGGTCATTGAATAATTCACTTTCAGAGAAGCTATAGTTTAATGCATTCTCTATAAACCAGTCCATCTGCTCTTTCATTAAGACTGGATCCTTTTTACCCATTGCCTTTCTTAGTATATCTGCCCGTCCATATGAACATCCGGTCATTTGCCGTACACGTGACATTACCTGTTCCTGATATACAAGGACACCATATGTTTCCTCAAGGTACAATTTCTCTTCTGGGAACAAATATGTTATCGGCTCTCGACCAGATTTCCTATCTATTAGATGCTGTACCATCGTTTTGCCTTCAATGATTGCATCCAATGGTCCTGGTCTATATAGTGCAAGACCCGCTGATATCCACATGAATTGTTTTATCTCGATTCCCCTATGTTTCTCGATTGACGTTAACCTTGATTCATCCCTATCTGCATATCTCTCAACCTCAAATCCTCCGATATCAAGGTCATGCATCATTTGGGTGAATCCTGTTCCCTCTATCTGGAATAGACCAACTGTATCTCCATCATTGATTATCTTAATAGCCTGTTCATCATCATACCTCAGATTTGCAAAATTATAATCCTTGTTATACCATTTGCGTACAAGGACACCAGCATTATAGTTTACGTCAACAGTACGCAAGCCAAGAACATCCATCTTTAGATATCCGAGTGCTTCTATTGATTTCATATCATATTGACATACGAATGTGGCGTCACCATCCTTACGCATTAATGGCACATTCTCTTCTACAATTACAGGTGCAACAACTACACCAGCAGCATGCGTAGATTCATTCTTATTAAGACCTTCGAGCCTGAGCATTATATTCAATGCCTTGCGCCATGTCCATGATGTTTCTATCTCTATCTGTGCTGATTGCCTTACTCCTGTGAATACCTCCATAACTATTGCGGTATTCTCAACAGACAGCTTTTTATTCTCAAGCATCCTACCAGCATTCGTTGAATCAACAGTTATTGTTGTGTCTGGGAATGGGATTGCTTGCATTGCATTAATGAATTTATCATTATCAATCACATCACTCAGTTCTATTGCCGGATCATCTGGTATAGTTGATTTTACCTCATTTATTACAGATGATGATACCTGAGCAGCCTGCAGTACATCATGTATTACCGTAAGCTTTGATAATGTTCCGAATGTTATTATCTGTGCGACATGTTTCTCGCCATACTTGTCAGATATATATGCGATTCCGATATGTCTATACCTTTTACTAATATCAAAATCTATCCGCTACCCCTATGTCACCATAAGGACGAGACTATCTCATCACCATATTCCGAATGAGGAACTTAGGTGTCCTTGTACTTCGAGCAGTAGCTTCTCTGCCCTACGTGGCTACCCACTAGTCGTTACACTTTCAATTATTACACAACCATTCGATCTACCATATTTCTGTAGTGCCGATTTGCTTGCACCTAGGTGCTCACTTGCATATCTACATGCTTGTGACTTGCTTGGGAATTGATATTCAATTCCATCTTTAACAACACTACATTCTTTATTATTTCTTAGTCCATTCTGTGCATGTTCGACATTTTCCTTTAAGGTCATCCATTCTAAGTTTGAACTGTAATTATGAGATTTTACTCTATCTTTGTGATTTACAGTCTCCTTATTATCTGGATTTGGTATGAATGCCTTGGCGACTGTTATGTGTATTGATATGTGAATGTATTTCTTACCATTCCATATCTTACAATATTCATACCCTTTCTTGTCGAAGTATGTCTTCATGACTATTGGTTGTTTACCTCTATATGATATCAATTTTCCACATTCTGTGATGAATATCTTATCTAATCCATCATATATTGTGCTTAATTCTACCATATCATCACCTCCTATCTAAATGATAGACGGTATCGAGGTTTGCGTAATAAAGGCTCAGCACGGTATTCTCTCTAACAATTCACCGTTAGCACCCGAATGAGGGCACACCCACTTGCAATCGTGGTTCTCAAGGATTAACACCTCACCTTTCGTATGAGGCTCGACTATTTCGGTTAGAGTCTTGTCACCAATCTGCGGAGATTGGTCAATCTGGATATGCGATACGTTCAGAGTTAAGGAATCTTTCAAAGAATAGACCAAACAGCAATGGGTCACATTGTGTTATTCCCAATGCATAGCATACCATCGACCCTCCAGCAGAACCACGTCCCGGCCCTAATGGTATTATCCCATCTGGTGGTGGTGTTATACCTTTTCTACTACAGAACTCAAATACACGTTCTGGTGTCCTACAGAAATTGTGTATATCCCATATCATCAGTATATAATCTGTAAATCTGTTCGGTATGATTGTTTCATATTCCATGTTTACACGTTCTATTGCTTCTGGTATACAATCTGGCCTGTCTTTATATCTGTCCCTTATACCATTGTCTACCAGATATTTGAGGTATTCCTCTGTGACTTTATGATGGTCCATGTTATCCTCCTACTTCTGTTAGTATATAAAGCTCTGCTTATGTTTCAATAATTATTGTCAGCTCTTTACTCTACCATTAGTATCCGATAGCTTTATGTCAACATCTATGGCATCTTCGAATAGTCCACATTTACATCTGCCAAACATGCGCATCATCCTGCATGGACAGATAAACTCATCTGTCATACCTCCACATGGACAATGACCATCACGTTCGCCTAGCTTTTTTAATATACTATCGACACGCTTATTATTGTCTGATATCATAAGACCATGTACATCTGCAGTTTTATCAAGCCATACCTTATTATATCTATTTGGTATTACCTGCTCTGGCTGTTTATCTGGTATTGACTTATTGTCCTGCGCCATTTTGTTAAATATGTCTTTTAATACTCCCATAACTTTATTCTCCCTGTTCTTTCAATGATTTATGATATATTATTTTATTAACAACACGTTCTCCATTACAGTAATCGCATATTTTGGTAACATACTCACTTTCATACATATTTACTCTCTCAAGGTTGGTTATTGTACCACTGCCACCGCAAATAGGGCATAATATAATTTCATTACTTACCAATTTCATGTGTTATTTCCTCCTATGTGCATTTTACAGATAGATTTGATACCACCTTCTGCTTCACCAATTGTTGCATAAATCTCATCAAGTTTATAATATGCAAGCATCTTTAGATTAAATTTTCTCGGCTCTATATTATATATTGGGTGATGTACCCTCTCTATATGTGTAAGCTCGCCAATATGATCATATCCATCGTGTATTGTCTTGCTTGTGTCATATCCATTATCAACTATTACATAGACTGTCTGCCCAAGCTCAAATGGTATCCACATATTTCCTCCCTATTTACAGCTCATCGAGTTGCTTTAATAATTTATCAATTATGTCACATACATGCTGTAATTCATTCTCAATGGCTATCTTGGCAGTCTGTGCTTGTACCATTATGGAGCATCTATTACATCCCTTCTCCATAATCTCTACATACATCGTTCTTACACGTATATCTCCTGTATTGCCGTAACATAAACTCATTGCTTCTTCAAGCTCTTTCTTCCTTTTTCTTAAACTGTCGAGATTGTTCTTAATCTCAATTGCCTGTTTAAGTGTATTTTCTGTCATATATACCTCCTATCATAGTACCTCCTAACACCAAAATGATGCACCTACATCAACTAATTTCATCTGTGTCGATTCCATAACATTGACCAATTTTGCACATTCAAGTACCCTATCGGTATTACCATCAATACCTGCCTGTTTCATCTGCTCTTTAAAATCATTTACCCTGACACACATAGCCGTAAATAATGCATTTGCTTCATCCTGTGTAAATGTCATTGTTATATCTTTCATCATGTACCTCCTTGTGCTGATATCTTGTTCACGAACCATTCTGGTACACTGAATGCTGGTGGTCTTATATCACCAAATTCTATGATATTGCCTTCGCATTTATTGGTTACCAATCTCGTATTATTTATATACTCAATTGGATATCTGTCCCTAAGTTCGTCCTCATTCAATAACCAGTAACCATCACCAGGGAAACCATTAAATGTTGGGTCATCTAGCCATTTCTTACTCTTTGAGTTACTATACTGAATGCATAACAACACCTTATGTGCATCTGTATCCTCCTTCTTTGTGTAATGTGCATCTGTACATGCTATGATTGGTACTCCGTGTTTATTTGCCCATTCATATTTTATCTTATTGCACCTGTCTTCCTCCGCAATCCCATGATTGTGGTATTCAATATAGAAATCATCACCGATTGTGTCTAGATACCACATGAACTCCGAATATGCAGTGTCAATATCACCAGCAATGATATGACTACAGATAGTTCCACCAATACATGCATCAGACCACATGATACCTTCATGGTATTCCTTGACTAATTCCTTATCAATTCTGGGAACATAGTAAAAACCCTCCTCGAATGATTTCTTCTGTAGTATGCACATGTTCCTATATCCTGCCTTATTTTTGACCCATGCATTGATATGCATGTATGCATCACCGCGTCTTTTGTATGATTTGTCAAATCTTGATGCAGATGCAATATAGAACTCACATGCTGGCATATGCTTGAAACCAAATGTTTTACATACCTGCGCCAGTATTGCCTGACCATACATATTACCATGGTCTGTCACGGTTATAGTATCACTATTGGTTTCCTCTGCTCTTAATATTATTTCTCCCTTAATATGCTTCATATCATTTGCATCTGCAAGCCTAATCATTCCATCCTGCAGGCTGAACTCCGAATGTAAATGCAAATCTGTGTATGGTGTAGTAAAATTACTCATGTTCCACCTCAATCTCTATTTCATTGTCATGTGCGTATGACTCGTAGTCTATAATGTTTTTACAATCCACACTCGTACATGGAGGTTCAATCGGTTCACCTCCATAACATGCCATACCATGTGGACATTCATTATTATACCCGCAATACTCGCACATCATTTCCTCTTCCTTAATTCGTTCAATAATATCATCAGCATTCATATCGATTACCTCCTTTGATGTTAATATCGCACATGACTGTACTATAGATAATTATTGTCGAATGTGATATCTGTCTGCGTCATTAGCTCCCAGAATTTATTATCAAGCTCCATTTCTTGCCTGAGTTTATACTTTATCTTCCTAAGTATTTGTACCACTCTTGTCCTTGATATTCCGAGCCTTTTACTCATTTCATCCTGTGTAACCCCATTACACATTATATCAATGAATACTCTCTTCTCCCTGTCATTGAATCTTCCATTTTCAACCATATACATTATATGCTGTGCAAGCTCAATGCGTTTATCATCAGATACCCTATCAATTATATCATCTTCCATACTTGACTGGTCTGATATATTGGACGAATAATTGTAAATAACTGATTCGAATGTATCGGTATCTACACTATCTTGATTCTTATCTGGATCCGGGAATATCAGCTTGTTATAATACTTCAGCTGGCATTCATAGATATACCTAATCCTCTGGTCTATGTGGTCTTTTATAAATTTGTTATATGTCGCATCACCATCTATGACATATTTCTCTATAGTATACTTAATAAACCAGTATCTGGCATCTGACAATAAATCATCAAACGGCTTTATCTTATGTTGCGTGTCATTAAAGTATTTACTCCACTTGTCACATACACTAATGATCATTGGTTTAAACATGTCTAGCAACTCGACCATAGCATCATTTCTATCATCGCAGTTGCTAGACTTTATGATGGCAACAAGATCATTTATTCTATCAATGGTTTTATTCTCACCCTTTTGCAATCTTGCCATCGCGGTATCCTCCCGATATTATATTATATTATATTGTTAGTGC